CCCTCTTTAGAGGGCCACCACTAGAGAAAGACCCTTATAGGGTCAGAGCAAACCACCCGTTCTACGGGTGGTTATGATTTTGTCTAATATTTTTCTGTATATTGGACTATTTAAAAATATAGTCCAATATAATGAGATATATTGGACTATAAAAATATATAGTCTAAAAAAGATTAAAATATTAGACTTAACTATCTATAATACTTAATAATTTTGGACAAATAAATGTTCTGTTTTTAGCTTTATCTGAACTAATTAAAATATCTTGATCTACCATTTTATTCAAAAGTGTAAATACAGTTTGCTTACTAGCATTGATTTCTTCGATAAGTTGTTTACTTGTAAATATAGGATGCTGAAAAATAAAGTCTAAAATTGGAATGAAGTAATATGATTTTATAGAATCACCTAAAGATTTAAACTGTTCATATAAAGCTAAAATATTTAAAGCTTTCTTGGTATTGTTATGGGATTCAGCAATTATGCCACTTAGGAAAAAATAAATCCAAGATACCCAGTTATTACTTTTAGAAATATTGGCTAAATTATGAATATACTCATCACGATTACGTTCGAAATAAGAGCTCATGTAGAATATGGGAGATGGAATAATTCCACGATAATAAAAGAATAGAGGAATTAGCAATCTGCCTATACGTCCATTACCATCTTCAAATGGATGGATCATTTCAAATTGTGCATGAATAATAGCTGCTTGAATTAATGGATTTATCTCATCATGGTGGAAATACATTTCTAGATTAGACATATAAGAATCTGTTAGTTGTGGAGAAACAGGTGTATAAGAAATAAAATCATATCCACCGATATAGTTTTGTAGTTTTTTAAAAGCACCAGGATGTTTTGTAGACCCACGAACATTATCTAGGAGAATGGCATGCATTTCTTTAATAATTTTTATTGTTAATGGTTCTTTACTATTGGGATTTGATAATTGATTATATGGTGAAATAGTATCTAATGCATGTTTTAATGCAGAACGATAATTTAGAATTTCTTTTAACTCATCATCTTGAATATCAGTTTGGTTACCAGCTTCATGATTAAGAATATCTTCAAGCGTTGCGTGAGTACCTTCTAATTTAGAAGATAACACGGCCTCTTGTGTAGTGATAGGTGATAAAAGCAAAATAGGATTCGGCGTATTAACTAAAAAGCCTTTATATTCACCTAATGCCATATTCGCCTCGGAAGATAGTTTAATTAATTCAGGAGTGAGTAAATTAAAAGTATCAAAAGGTAAACGTTCAGGCTCATATGGTGGCGGTGCAGATCTACGCAATTCTACAAGCCTTTCATCCGTAATATTAGACATAAAATATAACTCCTATAAAATAAGCAACATAATATAATTGGAAAGTTTTACAGTATATGATGATAAAAATCAATAGTTTCTAACATATCATCTGTAAGTTCTTTCCGCCTTACCATATGTTCAATTAAATTAACATGATGATCTATGTGAAAATCATCATTAATGATATGCAGCAATTCATGCTTTATTTCGTTACGCATATCTTCAAATGACATATTCTTGCGAATATAAATGTTGTGTACACCTTCATCTTCCCCAGTTGATGAAATGGCTTTCACATTTGGAATATCACATTCAATAATATTAATAATCAAACTAACAACCCCTAATAGTATTATTTTTTATTTCTAGATTTGATAAATTCTATATAGTTTACCGCTTCTTGCATTTCCTCTTTAGAGATACCACGTGATGCAGAGAACAACATACGCATTTCTGGACGAGTGCGAACTGTTTGAGTAGATTTATTTTCTTGATGCGGTTCTTGCCAGCCCATTAAATATGCAGGAGTAGTATTTAATATTTTTGCAAGTGGCTCAAGTATAGTTAAAGGCAATTTCTCTATTTCATTACTTTCGTAGCGATAATATGTTGCACGAGAAATATTTAACTTTTTTACAATTTCATCGACAGATAATTTATTTTGTTTGCGTAAACGTTTTATTCGTTCATGTATTTGTTCAGTCATAACTTCGTCTCCTTTGAGACAAGTATATTATAAGTGTATCATATTTGCAACAAATAATTTTAAAAAGTTTAAAATGTTTCATAAATGAGAAAATATATGTTGACGAGTTAAAATAAAAGTACTATACTTTAGTTAATCTCAAAAATGAGACAAAAGGGGAGGTGATATATATGAATGTACAAGCTTTAAAAAGAAAAATATTAGATTGTGGGTATAATATTGTAGAATTTTCAGACAAAGTAAGTATTGATAGAAGCACATTTTATCGAAGACTTGAAAAAGATGGAAATAGTTTCACAATAGAAGAAGCATTACGAATTAAAGATGTGCTTTCATTAACTGATGCGGAAGCTTACTCTATTTTTTTATCTGAAAAGTCTCAAAAATGAGAAAAATAAAACAAAGAGGTGAAATCAAATGAAAGATTTAAGACAACCAATGAACAGCGCTCAACTATATCAAGTGAAAGAGTCATATAAAGATCCAATTGTAATGGAAGTGATTTCCTTATTAAAACAAAAAGAAGGACTTACATATGCAGGAGCAAATGAAATCCTTCTTAGTGTATCTACTGTATTAGAGTATGAAGCTACTTATCTTTCAAAGTTACCGTTACAGAAAGAACAGTAATAGGTTCATCTTCATCAACAAATAAGTATGGCACTTGGTGATTAGAACATAAGAAACGAACATTATTTAGAGTATTAGGAAGCTTTGAAAGTTGTTTTTTATCAGAATTAGCGATGAAGTCAACATTTAGAAATAGGTTCAAGAAAAATGTTATGTCCTTAGCAAGCCAACTGATTAAGGAATTACGAATATTGTGCGTTTGTGGAAGTGGCAATAGTTTAAGTAATTCGTCATGTTCGATTAACTCAAGAGGTTTTAGTTCGAAACGATTTTTATAATCTGGCGGAATGATTGGGCCGTATGGATTTTCACTATAAAGCAATGATTTACATGTAATCAATTCACCATGTAACTTACAAAGAAATTCGACTTCATAGAAGTTATCAATAGTAAGTGTTTTATAGATTGCAAATTCTAAAGCTTGTAACTCTTTAATTGTTTTAGTCATAAATTCACCTCCTTTCAGAGTAATTATAGCACTAGGGAAGGCGATACGAAGGAGAAACAAATGAAAGAAATTAAAAGACTATTAGAAGTACGTTTAAAAGACTTATTAAAAGCCAAAACAAACAGTTATGAAAAAGAAAGCTTATTAGCGAATGCAGCAAAAACATATATCAACTCAATCATGATGATAGATGACTACATGAAAGAAGAGCAAACCAATAAATGATTTGCTCAACAAGATCTAATCTAAATCGTTAAGAGATTGGTAAATACATTTAGATATAGATTTTTCAAGTATTTGTTTTAATTCAGTTTCAGCATTAGCAACTTGGCCTTTTGCAACATAGTCGATGAAAGTATTCATTTCATGAGAAATACTAAGTTGTCTTAATGCTTTAGAGCAACTGGATTTAATCTCACGTTCGCTAATATTCATAAACAAACCTCCTTTCAAGCTAATTATAGCACTAAGAGAGGAGATGAAAGGTGGAGTATAAATGGATAGAAAAAAAGAGCCACATGATGCGGCTCAAAAAAAGTGGATTATATTTAGATATTTTAATGCTTTGAAATACAACAAAGACCAATCGCTAGAGGAAAAATTACAAGACATAAGATATTGCACAAGAGTTAATTTGGGAATGTTAGTGATTGCAGTAATACTAACACTTCTAAATATTACGAGAGCATAAAGGTTAATATTGCAATTACTATTGTTGTCAATATACCAATACCAGCTAACCATGCAGCAAATTTACCATATTTAGCAGATTCCTTTGAGATACGAAGACTTTCTTCCGCTAGTTGTAATGTATGATTTTCTTTTTCCAAGCGCTGCAAAGTATTTAAACCTAAAATGGTCAATTGAACTTCATCAGAATCATTAAAGCAATAAGGTGCATAAAAGTCAGTGGGAATAGTTACTAATTGAAAATAACATTGAGCATAATTTTTGGAGTTTAAAGGACTAGAAAAGGAATCACTTGAATATAAAGGTGGTTCAACTTCCCATTTAGGGGTATCAAGCAAATAAAGTTGTAAAGTTGCATCAGTTATGTAGTTAAATTGTTTTTTTAAATCTATATAACTCCGTGAGCCTTTATTAATGAAAAGAATTAATTCTTCTAATTGATCATTAGGTAAATTTCGAGCTGTAGAGGTAAAGGCTTGAACCTTTTTTTTATAAAGTTTGTACTCATCGTCATTTGAGTGAATATAGGTTACTGGTGATGCTTGTAATGATATTTGATTATGTAAACCACCAAGAACATTTTTTAAATCATCTATTGGTTGAGCTATTTTTTTAATATCGGACATAATTTCACCTCCTTTCAAGGTGATTATATCAATTCTGAAAAAAAGATGAAATAGAGAGGGGCGTTATTAATGTTAACAATTCAATTAGAAGGACCTATGAAGAAAATGGCTGGAGATAAATTCATGGCCACTTATGAGAAAGCATCTAATGCTAAACGAGAACTAGAGATTGCACTTATAGAGTTAGAAGAATTAGGGATTAAAGTCGATGTAGTTTATTTATCTGATAAATAAAGAAAGGTAAGGAGTAGTAATGGAAAGTGTTCAACCAAAGTATGTTCCTATTAGCACACTAGCTAAGATATGGGGACGGAGCAAAATGTATATCTATAGAAGAATAGATATGATCCGCAATGAAGGTAGATTTAATGAAATCTGTATGCAACTAGGACCACAACAAACACTGGTACATGTAGAAAAGTTTGAAGCATGGATGAAAGGGCAGCACATGAAGTGGCTAAAGGGGGCATAGAAGATGAACATTATAAATCTAATTACAACCGTGCAATGGTGTTTGGGGATATTGGGGTTAGGACTATATGGAGGAATTGAGCAAGCAGAAGGCTGGCAAATATTAATCAATATAGTATTAACAATAACAACTGGCATCACCATTTGGATGTTAGGCAGGGTTAAGGAGGTGATAAAACATGATACTCAAAAAAGAAAAAGCAATGGACCTACTAATAAGATATTTAAAGTTCACTAAAGAAGAAGCTGAAATTATTAAGGACTGTATTACAAGCATAACTGTAAATAACAAAGCCAATAGCATGGACTTCACAATATTGGCCAATGGATGCGCCATATTCCTGAAGCGTAAAGCAGGTAGTTATGAAATGCGAGTTACAGGGAAAGGACCAATTAAGGAATATACGTTCTATCTAGCAGAGAGAACAAGAGGGATATTGCTTGATGTGGTGACTTGTAATGAGTAAACACTGCAGCATATGTGATGAGTGCAATAAAAAAGGCCATGCCTACATTCATTGTAGACAGGCCAAAGGGATTATATGTATGGAACATTGCGATGCATGCCAATATTTAGAGATTGAACAAGGTGACATGCATTGCAATTATCCTAGGCAAAAAGAAAAGGCCACTAATTAAAGTAGCCTAATCAAGCACGTAATTACGCACCAAACCTAACGTAATTATATCACACATGGGCATGAAAGACTAGAGAAAAGCTTATTTCAAGGCTTTTCTTATTAACTAGATATAACATATTAACAAATCAACCATGAGGAGTAATTACGATGAGGAAGCGTAAGAAGGTCATATCCAAAAATATGATAGAGGTACTTGATTATCACACATCAAGAACCTATAGAAAGAATGGCAAGCGTGTAAAAAAGAAAAGCATCACACCAGAAGCACAGAAAAAGCAAAATGAAAAACAAGCGGAAGCAATGCTGCGTATGTTGATTGATAATAACTTCACTACAAATGATTGTTATATCACATTAACTTACAAAGAACAGCCTGCTACATGGGAAGATGCAAAGAAAGATATTCAGAATTTTATAAGACGGCTTAAACGTAGATATAAAAAACTGGATAAAGAATTGAAATACATTTATATAGCGGAGGGGAAAACAAGAATACATTTCCACATGATCATCAATAATGCAGAACTATATTCAGATGAATTGAATGAACTTTGGACACATGGCATGCATAAGTTGATGTTGTATCAAGGAAGAGCAGAAGATGCAGTAAGATTAGCAAGCTACTTTGTAAAAGAAAAACGGAGTGCATGTTATTCAGATAAAGAAGATGCATTTAAGCGCAGATGGAACAGTAGCAAGAATCTAGAAAAACCTAAAGTAAAAACAGAGATTTTAAAGCCGAGCGAATGGAGAGATTATATCCAACCGCCAAAAGGCTATTACGTAGAAACAGATAGTATAGTTGAGTCTGTATCAGAAGAAGGATATCCTTATAGATTTTACAGATTAATAAGACTTGAGGAGGGAAAACATGGCACTACTAGGGATAGGTATTGTGATAGGGGCAATGCTAGGAGTAACAATAATGGCATTATGCGTAATTAGTAAAGAATGTGAAAAATGGGAGGAAGAATTAAATGATAAACGTAAATGAGGTATTTTTAAGCGGTAATGTAGTAGCGGATGCAGAGCTACGATATACAAAAACAGGAAAGCCAGTACTCACATTTAGAATGGCAACCAATAAATATGTAAACGAGCAACAAACAACACAATACCACAACATAGTTTGTTGGGTTGATGCGGAACTTTACAGTGGGTTACGTAAAGGTGATTTTGTAGCAGTAAATGGCGAATTAAGAACTAGATCCTACGAAAAAGACGGAAGTAAAAGATACATCACAGAGATTGTAGTCAAAAATCTTACATATGGCCTTAAACAAAATGAAAGTGGAGCAAGTAATTTTGAAAATGGATTTGTAGATGATGATGAAACAATTCCATTCTAGGAGGGAATATGCGAAGAGGTAGACCAAGAAAAATATGTAGCCATTCATTTGGACCAGCAAAAAGCGGTGCATTATGGGTGAAAGCATCTTGCCCTAAGGGGAAAACATCAATTAAAGTATTCAAAGGCAAAACAGCAGGCACTTTACATTGGCTGAAAAAAGAAGAATGTGAAGATTGCCCTGCATATAGTCCTACAAAGATTTATGCAAAATAGGAGGGCAACATGCAAAACACAAGCATGGCAGGTGTTCCGATGAATTGCATAAATTGGTTGGCACTAGGTGCGGTAGTGTACGGTGCAATGGATAAACGAAATGCATTAAAAGTATTGGGATTAAAGGAACAAATAAATGAAGATGTGTTACAGCCATTGATTGACAGAGGACTAAGCCAAAGAAAAATAGCAGAAGAATTAGAAGTAAGTCAAAGCTTAATTAGAAATATTTGTAAAAAATTAGGAATTAAAACAAAACGAGGTAGAAAACAATGAAAAAAGTAATGTTAGCAGTAATGGTATTAAGCGCAGTAGTTAATGGTGCATATGCAAGTGATCTAGTTGTAGGACCTACAGAGCCAAATACAACGCAACCAACAGTAACAGGCTATAACAGTGCCGCACTTGGAGTGAATACAACAGTAAGCGGTACAAGCACAATTGTATTAGGAAGAAACAATAATGTAGTAGGTGATAACAATGTAATCATTGGGGCAAATAATGGCACTATCAATGCTGGTCAAAGTACATTCATTGGCTATAACAATACAAGCGTAGATAATAGCCAAGAGCAAACAGTGATTGGTGCAAATAGCAAAGTAGGTGGCCAAGGTGCAATGGCACTAGGCACTCATGCAGTAGTAACATCAATTGATGCGGTAGGCATTGGCAATAATATTGTGGCTGATAAGCCAAATAGCGTTGCACTAGGAACGAATAGTGTAACAGACAATGCAGTTAATCAATTGCAAGCAATGGTAAACAATACAACATATGTATTTGCAGGTACAGATGCAACATCAGTAGTAAGCGTAGGCAGTAAACAACGTGCAGGCTTTGGCGGAGTAAAAAACTATGTTCGCCAAGTACAGAATGTTGCAGCAGGAAGAGTGGATGCATCTTCCACTGATGCAGTAAATGGTTCACAGCTACATGCTGCATATGATGCCATTAATACAATGGGTGAAGATATTGATAAAGCACTAGATGCCCAACAACAATTCAATACTGCAGTACATAACACACTAGCAAATCATAAGGATGCAATTAAAAATAACACACAACGTATTACACAACATGATGCGGACATTGCAAATAATAAAAATGCTATCAAGGCTAATGATCGTGTATTGAAAAATCATGAAGAGCGCATTGATAAGCTAGAACATCAAGCAAGCAACACATTAACAAATTTAAAAGCAGACATTAAGCAATTGGACGGACGAATTAATAAAGTGGGTGCAAGTGTAGCTGCATTAGCTGGACTACATCCAATGGAATTTAACAAAGATGATAAATTTAGCACATCTGTAGCATATGGTCACTATAAAAATGCCAATGCAGTGGCATTAGGTGCATACTACAGACCAAATGAAAAAGTATTACTTGGCATTGCAGGTACATTTGGCAGTGAAAACATGTACAACGTAAGCGCATCTTTCAAATTTGGTAAACATAGTGAATATGAACCACAAGCGAAACGTGACGGAGAAATTGAAGCTATGAAAGCACAAATTGCAGAATTAACAGCAAGACTTGATGCGGTAAACAAATAAAATAGGTGGGCGGTATATCCGCCCTTACCTAAAACTAGGGGGCGAAGTTATGAACCATGTAACAACACTATTTAACAGTAATGAGTTTGGGGAACTAAGAACTATCATTATTGAAAATGAAGTGTACTTTGTGGCCAAGAGCGTAGCAACTGCACTTGGATATAAAGATACTGCAGATGCAATCAGAAAACATATTGATGAAGAAGATAAGCTGCGTTGGCAAATTGCCGACACAGGCCAAAAGAGGGAAACATATTTAATCAATGAGTCTGGGTTATATTCCTTGATATTGAAATCAAAGATGCCAAGTGCGAAGAAATTTAAACGCTGGGTAACTAGTGAAGTGCTTCCACAAATTAGAAAAACAGGGAGCTATGATCCACATATCCCAAAGACACTACCAGAAGCATTGAGATTATACGCAGACGAAGTAGAAGCACATAACCAATCAAAGGCTATCATTGAGCAACAGAAACAACAAATAGCGGAATATGAGCCAAAGGTTGACTACGTAGATAAAATTTTAAGCTCACAAAATGCAATGACTGTAACACAGATTGCCTATGACTATGGATTAAGTGCGATTGCATTAAACAAGATACTCCATGAAGCACACATTCAACGTAGCGTAAATGGTCAATGGATTCTGTACAGTGATCTAATGCATAAGGGGTACACAAAGACTAAGACACATACATATATGACTACTGATGGGAGATTAGAGTGCAAAGTATCAACACGATGGACACAAAAAGGTAGACTGATGATACATGAACTCCTAAAGAAACGTGGGATTAATGCCATATGTGAGGAGGTAGCATGAAGCCATTAGTATATAAAGGCCTAAGAAAGAACTTAAACAGGTCAGAATGGGTAAGCAGTGATGAAATAAAGCAAAGCTACTCACAAATAAGACTATTAGCGGTAGAAAATGATACATATGCATGGGTACCTATTGAGGACGGAACACTATGTAGAGGAAGCGAAGCAAAAGACAATACAGGGCAAAGAATATACGAAAAGGACCATATAGAGTTTGATTGTAAATCAATACAAGATAAACCAATGGTAGGGGAAGTATATTACAGCGTGGATAAATACCAATGGAGATGTAAGGCAATTAACCAGAAGGACACAACACAACATGATGCGGTATTAGATTTTGACTTAGCATTTGTATTGAATAATGGGAAAGTAAAAGTAATAGGCAATAGATTAGAGGGATATGAGCATGAATGATAGATTTAGAAACCTAATGAAAGCACATGATCATATTGTAAAAGGACGGTCAAAGGAAGTTAGAAAAGTGTTCATCCCACATTGGGGTTATGTATTTGTATCATCTGATGCATTGATAAAAGCAAGAATACGAAGAGATACATTAAAGGGGAACAAAGTATTTAATCAATGGGCAAGGAGTTATTATGAAACCACCATGCAGGGAGTGCCAATTTAGAGAAGTAGGGTGCCACAGTAAATGTGAAAGCTACATTCAATGGAGAGTGCAGTTAGATAAATACAACGAGCAAAAGAACATACAGAATGATGCGTGTAAATACATTAGAGATAATGTAAGAACCATTAGACACAGAATGAGAAAGCTAAAAGGATATAGCTGCACTGTAAGAGATTAAGGAGCAAACATGCAAAGAAAATGTCATAGATGTGATAGGTTATTTACACCAGATAGTCATAGCACATGGTGTCCAGATTGTAGAGAAGGAAAACCAGTAGAGCCTAGAAGGACAAAGGAACAAATAGAGCTAGAGCGCCTTGAACGATTAGAGAAAGCATTTAAATACACAAGATACTGTATACAGTGCGGAAAGAAGTTCCATACAAATGATACACGTAAGGTAATATGCGGTGATTGGGAATGTGAAGAAAAACAAAGATTTGAACTTCGAAGAGCAAGAGGTAGGAAAGGAAAACAAAAATGAGGATACTAAGCATTGGGTTTGGGGATAAAAAGAAAGTAAAGTATGAGAAAGCAAATAATGCTGGTATTACTGAAACATATCAATTAAGCACAGAGGATGATTTCAGACCAGAGATATTAGAAGCATATGTAAAAGCAAGAACATTGGTAATTGAAACATTTAAAGTGTTCAAGTTATTTGAAGAAGAGTGGATGAAGATTAAATCAATTAGTTTTAAATGGCATAAGGAAATGCCTAAGGTTATTACAGAAGCAAAGTATGTGCTTATAATTACAAACAAGTATGGAGATGAATGTACAATTAGCACATCATGGCTAAGTGTAATAGATGAAGCGCCAGAAAAGCTTATTCCATTAGTAGAAGAAATAGAATTATTTGTAAGAGGTGCAAGAGCGCAGGGAAAATTATGGGAAGAAGAATTGGAAGATAATGCGGTTGAGGGTGAAACATTTCACATCAATGATCTAGTACAAGAAGGAGAAGCGGATGATTAAAAACCAATTAATTTATGTAGCGCATCCGTTTGGTGGAGATAAAGCTAATAAGTATTCCATTGATACAATTATGGAAAACTTAGTAATGCTAGATAAGAACAACACATATCTATCACCTCTTCACAATTTCAGCATGTTGTACTTTGATACACAGTATTCAAAAGGCTTAAAAATATGTTTGGACATGCTAAATAAATGTGATGCCTTAGTATTATGTGGGGACTGGGAAACATCTAAAGGCTGCATTGGTGAATGGTCATTTGCAATAGCAAAAGGGATACCAATATATACATGGAAAGAATGGACCGATAAATTAAAGGAACAGGGAGATAATATCCGATGACTGGAAGGGAATATTTAAATCAGATACGTGATACTGATTTGAATATAAGGTGTAAGGAGAGAGAAATATTTAAAATAAGACAAGATATCATGAGTCTACAAGCCATTGATTATAGTAAGGATAAAGTAAGTGGAGGGCAACCAATTACTATTGCGGATAAAGTTGCAAATCTTGATGCGGTTACAGAAGAGATTATGAAAGAATGGAGTGCTTACTTACAGGAGAGAGAGCGAGCCAGATTTATGATCAATCAAATTTGTAGTACTAAGCAAAGGATTGTTTTAGTAGATAGGTACATTAATGGATGTACATGGGAAAAAGTTGCAGAACTAATAGATTGTTCAAGGCAGAATGTTCATAACTTACATAAAAGAGCAATTAAAAATTTTGAGGAAATTTACAAAAAGGTTGCTATTATTTGACACTCAATATATGAGATACTGTATGTGGGCATGGATGAAGAGAACACTTTCAACAAGCCTCCTAGAAAAACTACACACTATTAAGGACTACATCATACACAGGTCGCACAACATAGTATGATGCGGTCCTTTTTAGTTTATATGAGGGAATTGATGAAGCATAAAAGAATTACATCCAAGAAAACAATACAAGAAGTTCGCAAGCCGTATTGTGAAATATGCGGACAAAGAACGAATATAGAACCACATCATATTAATACACGTGGTAGTGGCGGGGGGGGGGTAAAGGAAAAAAAAAAACAAA